GGGTTGAGAAGATTTAACGATTTTTTAAATTCAGGAGAAGCAAGAGATGCATTAGGATACCTTCAAGAAAAACTTGTAGAGTTTGCTAATTATTTAGAAAGTATTTTTACAGATCAAGACGGTAAGTTAACAATTATTGAAGGACTTAAAACACTTCTTAGAGACACGTTTGCAAATATAATGGATTTTGCATTTGGAGAACTTCAGCAAGGGCCAAATGGAGAACAGTCAAGAAGTGGTGGTATGTTTGATAGTATCAAACAAAGCATAGCAGGCTTCTTTTCGGGTACTGAATTTGGAAAAGCAATTACTGATAGTATAACAAATGCGTTTAACACTGTTGATACCCATTTATCTAAAATACTAGGAATGCCACAAGGTACAACAGTATCAGATTGGCTTACTACTCAAGTAACAGCAATTGAGAATGCATTTAACGGTCCAGACGGTATATTATCTAAAATAACTACATTGTACAACGATATAAAGGGATTTATAGGCACAAGCGGCCAAACAAGTCTAACACAATGGTTTGACAATACGTTAGCAACTATAAGTAATATGATAGACACTGTAACAACGACAATGAATAGTACTGTTAATTACTTTAGAGATGCACTAGGTTTTGGACAAGGACAAACACTTCGTGAATGGTTTGACAGTACTTGGACAAGTATTTCAAATACCATGAATGCTATTAATAACACTATCATTACTGTAATGGATACAATAGCAGATACATTTGGATTTGCACCAGGGGGCCAAACGTTTCAAGAGTGGATGAACACAACACTTACTGATTTACAAACCAAAATGCAAACATTTATTTATACCCAAATTAACGCTGTAAGAGATTTACTAGGCATGGAGGCTACCGAAGATTTTGCTAGTTATATTGATAGATTAATTCAAGAGATGACAATCTCAATTGAAGCAGGCATGATGCAAATTCTAAAATCTTTAGGTCAATATGCAAAGTCATTTATCCCAGGTGCTAAGATGACAGACACGCAACGTGATGATGCTATGACTCGCTTTATGTCAGGCGAACAACTTGACAAGAACGAATTACAAAGTTTAATACAAACTATACGTGCAGAACAAGTTCAACGATCAATTGACAATGGCAGTGTTATTTCTGGAAATTTTGCTAAATTTTTAAACTTAGTAACTGATCCTGTCTCAGACGCACTTAATTTAGATGCTCTTATGACCGATCCTGATGCATTACGTCAGAGTATCATGGCACTTTATCCTAATAGTCCTTCCTTTCCTGAATTTGCCACTGGAACAAATGGGTTCCGAGATTTTGGTAGAGGAACTCATGCAATATTGCACGGTAATGAAGCAGTTGTGCCTAGGAATACAGAAGCAGGACAACTTCTAGATGCGTTCTACGAAAGGCAAGGTTCAAGTACGGACCAGACTCAGTTAATTCAGAAGATAGATCAGTTAAATAACAATATGAAAATGGCTGTGCATTTGCTAAGTGAAGGGCTAAGTGTCGAAAAAGGCATTGCAAGAAATACAAAAGGCAGTACTAACCTGTATAGGAGTTTAGGTAGATGAGTTGGAAAAAATATTTTACACCAGTAGCAACGAGTGCCAATCCTACCGGTAACTTCAGTCCATTTAGTTTTACACAAGGTCAAGGAATGGGACCAGCAGCAGCAAACTATTCATCTCACCTTCCTGATGTTTATGTCGGATCACCAAATCGTGTTGAGCGTTATGGTCAATATAACACAATGGATAATGACTCTGAAGTTAATGCTGCACTAGACATCCTAGCAGAATTTTGCACACAAAAGAACAAACAAAACAACACACCTTTTAATATTGAGTTTAACAAAGGTGCAACAAAAAGCGAAGTACAAATTCTTGGTCAGTATCTAAAACAATGGTGCAAGATACAAGAATTTGAAAAACGCATGTTCCGTGTTATAAGAAATGCATTTAAGTTTGGCGACCAATTTTTTATTAGAGATCCTGAAACACAAAAATGGTATCATGTAGATCCTGCTAATGTAACAAAAATTATCGTTAACGAATCGGAAGGCAAACGTCCTGAGCAATATATTGTAAAAGATCTTAACATTGCCTTTGAAGGATTAAGTGCAACAAAAATCAATACAAATCAAGTTTACGGTCCAGGCGGTAACAATCCTGGATACCAAACACTTGACAACAAATATATGACAGGTAGAACTCCTGATCAAAGCACAAGCCGTTGGAGTCAAGATGCAAATGAAACTGCAATCGATGCAGAACATGTTGTTCATCTATCAATGAGCGAAGGGCTAGATAACAACTATCCGTTTGGTAACAGTCTATTAGAAACAATTTTTAAAGTATACAAGCAGAAAGAACTGCTTGAAGATGCGATTATTATCTATCGTGTCCAACGGGCGCCAGAGCGCAGAGTATTCTACGTTGATGTGGGCAACATGCCTTCACACCTTGCTATGCAGTTTGTGGAGCGTGTTAAAACGGAAATACATCAAAGACGTATCCCATCCAAGACAGGTGGTGGCCAAAATGTTATAGACTCAAGTTATAATCCACTGTCAATCAACGAAGACTACTTCTTTCCACAAACTGCTGAAGGCCGCGGCAGTAAAGTTGAAACGCTACCAGGTGGCACTAACTTAGGAGAGATTGATGATCTTAGGTATTTTACTAACAAGTTAGTTCGTGGTTTACGCATACCTTCTTCTTATCTACCCACAGGCGCTGATGACAGCAATTCACAGTACAATGATGGACGAGTAGGTACAGCATACATTCAAGAACTACGTTTTAACAATTACTGTGAACGTTTACAAAAATTACTTACAGACAAATTTAATCAAGAATTTAAACTTTATCTAAGCAAAAAGGGTGTAAACATAGATGTAAGCATGTTTGATCTTGTTTTACAACCTCCACAAAACTTTGCAAGTTATAGACAAGCAGAACTTGATAACAATAGAATTTCAACATTTGCACAGATGCAACAAATTCCGTTTATATCAAATCGTTTTGCCTTGAAACGTTTCCTTGGACTATCAGAAGAAGAAGTTAAAGAAAATGAACGTTTATGGATGGAAGAAAATGATGAATTCTTTGCAGCACAGGAACAAGATGCTTCTGCACAAATGAGAGGCGCAGGCATTACTGGTTCTGATATTGCAGGAGATATTGAAGGCGCACAAGGCGAAGAACTAACAGGAGATGATGCTATTGGGGGCGATGATGGAAGTGTAATTGGCGGTGAAGAAAACCCTGCTGAGCCATCTCCACAAGCAACAGCATAAATAATTACATGATACTAAGAGAGCTTTACTATTTTGATAAACAAACAATGGAACCTGTAGAGGATCAGCGTTACAATAGTGACGATGATACAACTTCTGTTGTAGCAATGGATGACACTCGTAAAACAAGATTGACATTTAAAGACATTAATAAAGCACGTAAAGCAGATGATATGCATAGACAAGAAAGTCAAAAAGATCTTGTATATGTGAGGGCAATGTATGGTATAGCAGCAAACGCTGGAGAAGCCGCAGTGTAGGAGTAACCAGCCTTGCCCGATAAAGAAAAACATCGTATCGAAGGCGAAACTAAACTAGAAAGAAAAGCAAGAAAACGTTTAGAACGCTACCAAAAACAAAAAGATAAATTAAGAAAACATTTAGAAAAGTCAATTAAATTTGACGAC